TAACTCACACTGCACATAACAAAGTAAGCGAGAATTGTAAGTATGCTCGTTCTCATTTGATTTTCTCCTTTTTAAACTTCCAAAGTTCCTTCTTCTCACCTTCCTTAATAATTTCAATAACTGCTTGTTCAATTGCTTTTCTCACGGCATAGGTTGTGGACTCATTGTCCGTTATCCCAGCTTCAGTCTCCAGCAACTTTGTTCCCAAATCCAAAAATTTAAATACAGTAGCAGACAACTTCGTACTTAGAATTGTCTTCTGTGCGCTGACTGCTAACAACACTTCACCCGTTTGTACAGATATCAGTCTCAATGCGACTGTAACCATATCCTTACGATATTCATCAGATATACCAATACCCAAATATCTTACACCTAGGCCACCTGTTTCTGTATTAGTATCATATCCGACTATACCTCCTGATAATAACACTCCTGCAAATAGTAGAGGCCTAATCTTTTCTGCTTTATCTCCTTCGTGAGACTTTCTTGTGTTTCGTATAATCTGTCGTTCTTTGAGAAGATTGTCTAATTCCATTCTCTCAATAACTTGAAACCATGTACCATTTCCAGCCTTCTTTAGTGCTTGCAATAACCATATATCACCGCCTTGTGTAACTGCACTACTAAGCAAAGCAAGATTATTACCAGGCTTTCTTTGACCAGTAACGTCATTGAATTTATACACTGCTACAGGCACCTTACGTTTAGGTGGCGGCATATTTCTTAGTTCATCAACTAGCGGTGCAGATACATTCTTCGGCGGTTCTATCTCCTCGATAGAAACACAACTAGAAAGTAAAGTCGCCAATAGGAACAGTGATAACAGTCGAAGTACCATCTGGGCTCACAATCGTTAATTCTACGGTGTCAGTACTTTTAGTGTAACTTATTGTTGTTCCCTCAAAAGTAACTGTACCGGAGGTGCCAGCATCTTCTCCAAACATACTGTCTACTAATTGTTTAGATAACTGGGCGTAAATTCTTGATTCCACATTCTTCATGAATTTGGAAAGGTTTGTGTTTGCAGCATCTCGTATTGCTTGCCGGATTGCCGCATCCTTCTTTTCTTTAAGCGCTTGCTTCCTAGAGAACTCTTGGTTCTCAATAGTTAGAACATGGGCGCTGTATCCCTGTCCACTAAAAGCAGGGGACTTCCATTGGTGCGTCAAATTTCCAGCAAGAGCAATACTTATAAGCAAACCCGACAGAAAAACAAATCCTATAGATACGAAAAATATAGTCCAAGTTAACATTGATATTTCATGAATTTTTTTCATCTATTTACCTATCATCTTTCTTCTCCTTCTCAATATCACGAAGTTCCAGTATAGTATTTATCTTTTGGTCCATTCGTATCATATCGTTATCCAACATCCGTATTCTATCTATAAGAGCTATGGTGGTTATAGTTGTTTTTTCTAACGATGGGAGAATCTGTTGAGTAACGTATTGCCAGATAAAAAATATAAAATAACCCATACCCACAGCCATCACAGTTGTTATACCATAATCTTGAACTGCTTTAATAATTTCGTCCACTTCACTAATCCTTTCTGGCGTCCTCCTTGCCGTCTGCAGCAGACATCCTACGGACATCTGGTTTTACACCAAGTACATGACATACCAAAGAATCTAGCCTCACAATTTCATTATTAATGGTTTTAACACGGTTATCTAAAGCCGTGATCAACATATTCAAAGTCTTGGTAGAATCTACCACAGACGCAAGTATATACTTTAATAGGATTATTATGAACGCACCACCGGCAAGAACTGCTGTAACTGTAAAACCCAGTTCTGCAATAACCGCAAATATCTCCATCGATGTCTCCCATAAAATACGATACGGGATTATTTAGGTGATTCGTTATGTTTAGGTCTAATTAATAGGTGTGAACGACTTATTTTGCATCCGATAAACGCATTATAGTATTCATCTGGTTTTAATAAACAATCTGTCTCAAACTGAAGTTTTGCTTCATAGTAATTTAGTTCACCCTTTGACTTGCACAGTCTAACTATTTCTCTATCAAACAATTCTAATCCATGTTCTTCTACTAACAACTTCACTTCTTCACTTGAACCGCAATAAGTTTTCCAATCAGTCTCCACTATCTTGATGCGTTTTTTTTTCGCACCCTTCAGTGGGGGTAATTTTCTTTTTGACATTAAACCTTTTTTGCCAATATACAATTTACTATTTTTTTTGTTAGTTACTATATAAACAAACCCAAGGTTATCTTCTATCATCTCGCTTGTAAATGGTTTGCCGTTGTAGTGCCAAGTCACTCGTCTTCATCCCACTCAATCTCATCGACAAATTCTGGGTCATCAACTGATGTACCACAGAAAGGACAATAGGTTATTTGATAATGGTGTTCATCCATCCCATGTTTAATACGAAACTCTGCTTCACAATCTTCGCATACTATTAATTTCACGCAACTGCCTCATATGCATCGTCCCAGCTACCTGATAATCCTGCTACCTCATACTCCGTAACACGATTCTCAAAGAAATTAGTATGGTCTGCACCATTCAACACCCATTCCAACCAAGGCAGAGGATTCTCCTTTACCTTGAAATTGGTTTTTAAGCCTAACTGCAACAAACGCCTGTCTGTTATATACCTTATATATGATTTTACTTCAGACGCATCTAGACCTTCAATCTCACCCATCTTGTACGCGAGGTCAACGAACTTATCTTCCAACTTGACTGCAAGTCTGGCCATAGAATAAATATCTGTTTTAAAATCATCATCAACCACCTTGGGATGCTCAACACAAAACTGACGAAACAGTTTTGCATTTCCCTCAACGTGCATAGACTCGTCACGAATAGACCACTCGACAACCTTACCCATACCCTTCATCTTACCGAACCGCTGGAAGTTGAGAAGCATAACGAATGACGCGAACAGTGCAACACCCTCATTGAACACAGACTTTGCAAGTGCAAGTCCTAGTCCCTTCATGGTAGCATTGTCTGACTCCTGCATAAACTCAATCTTGTCAACCATTACCTTGTACTCTAGGAACGCATGGTACTCACTGTCGGGTAATCCAAGTGTTTCATTCAGTAGAGCATACGCACGTTGATGAATACCCTCTCGCGCAGCAAACGAACCAAGCATGTTACGGATTTCATTGTTCTTAAACTTAGGAATGAACTGGTCAAAATAGTTCTGGCCCACTGCAACATCTGACTGTGTGAACAGGCGTAGAATATTGGTGACGTAATCTTTCTCAACCTGAGTAACCTTACCAGACTTCCAATCAGACACATCCTCAGACAAATCAAGTTCGTCCTCAATCCAGTGTGCCTTCTCATGGCGTGTGGTAATCTCTACAGCCCACGGATAGTGAAATGGTTTATAGGTTTCACTGAACTGCAATAGTCCACCACCGCTTCGTTTCTTCAGTAGGTCATCACTCATCTTCATCAACTCATCATACCCACCGATACGTTTGTCATCAATGAAGATTTGCGGGACAGAATTAATCCTACGAGTATTCATCTCGCCTACCACTTCGGTAGCACCATTGATTGTCTGATAGAATGCTAGGCGGTCTTCTTCATTGTCAATCAAATCCTCTTCATATTCAAATGCATGTTCTTTCAACCAACCTTTAGCCATTAAGCAAAACGGACAATCTGATTTTGTTACAACTCTTATATTCATATCTACACCGAAAAACTTTCACCACAGCCACAGCTGCTAGTACTAGTAGGATTACTAATTTTGAGGAACGAACCCCCCAACTCTTTTACATAATCTATCTCACTCCCAAAAACATACAGTTCTGCTGACGGGTCTAACACCAGAATATCTTCAATTGGATCAGACCAATTGACATCTGGCCAATTCTTCTTGAAATCCCACACATACTGGAATCCAGAACATCCTCCACCCTTGACTCCAAGAGACACATAATCGCCGTCACTGACTGATTTTAGATATTCCTTTGCTGATTCTGTTATTGTTACCCCTGACATTATTTCTTCTTCCTTGATTTATACATCATACCCTCAACATATCCTTCTGGTGGTTCACCGAATATGTAAAGATTTTCTGTTCCGTTGTTATACCACTTACGTCCCTTCACATATGAGTTCCCTTTGAAGTTATGCTTCTCTGGGTGTGTATGTGTTGGGTTCTTCTTTTTCATCCTTTCGGATGCTTCTTTTCTAGATTGTTCACCCATAACATTAGGTTTCAACTCACCAGACGCATACATTCGTTTCTTTGTATCACTAACCTTCTTGGCAACATCTGGATTCTGCATAGGGTTGTTCTGTTTCATTCTTTCAGAACATTCCCTATACACTTCCTCACTAATATATCCACTGCTATGCACAGCATCGTCGGGGATTTCTA